TGGGCCGCAACATTGAGAACATTGCCATAGTCAATATGGGTGACCCGGTGGAGGGTTGTGATGGCAACTATGCCAGCCAGTTGTTTACGGTGGAGTTGACTCAACGCCAGCAGTTGCTGTTGGCTCTTGACTTGTGGGCGCAAGGTGTACGTCATTTAGCCCCTCTTGCCGAGCGGTCAGAGTTCATTTCGGTGCTGTGTAATCACGGTGAATGGATGCGAAGGAACGGTAAATCGGTTACCTCGGATTCGGACAATGCTGGCGGTTTCCTTACTGATGCCCTGCAAAGGGTGTTGGAAGGGCGGCCTGAGATAGAGAACATGCGTTGGACTATCCCCCATGACGAGTTTGTGACCACCTCAGAGTTATCCGGGGTGAAGGTTGCTTTCACGCACGGTCACAAGATCAGCGGTAAAGAGGTTGAATGGTTGCGCGGTCAGTCAATCAGGATTCTTCGAGAGGAGGGTCGTGAGCCTGATATTTGGGTTACAGCGCACAGGCATCACCTTCAGGTACAAGATTTTGGGCCTTGGTATCGCTTCCAATGTCCTTCTAACGATGGTGGTAGCAAGTGGTACACAGATATGACAGGTAATTGGAGTACCCCAGGTACTTTGACGTTCCTTGTCGGCAAACATGACCCTAAAGGCTGGTCGGATATGGCGGTGTTATGAAACATCCAATAGTTGAGATCGTTTGGCATGATGCACATTCCATTGGTGATACTTGGATGCCTTTGCCAGTTGATACAGAGCCTTGCATTGTTTGTTCTATTGGCTGGTTGCTGCCTGATGCGAAGCCTGATTATGTGGTTATTGCACAGTCGTACACGAATGAGGAAATGTACGATCATGTTTTGGCGATCCCGGTGGGGATGATTAAGGAAACAAAACTTTTAACATGATCCTTGACTTGGGTTGAGGGTGTGGTTAGTGTAATAAAACCTTTTGGGAGGAAGTTATGAAACAACTAACGTTTGGAAGCCTTTTTGCAGGTGTGGGTGGATTTGATATGGGGTTTTCGCCCTATATGGAATGTAAGTTTCAGGTTGAGTGGGATAAGCATTGCCAAAGTGTTTTGAATAAGCATTGGCCTGATGTACCCAAATGGGGCGATATTTCGACTGTTTCCGGGGCTGAACTTCCCCCGGTAGATGTAATTATTTTCGGCAGCCCTTGCCAAGATTTGTCGGTCGCTGGGAAGCGAGCTGGGTTGGAGGGTGCAAGGTCAGGTTTATTCCACGAAGCAATCAGAATCATAAAGGAGATGCGAGATGTCACAAATGGAACTTTTCCCCGATGGACAGTTTGGGAAAACGTCGCAGGAGCCCTCTCTTCAAACAATGGAGGAGATTTTGCAACGGTCATCAATGAAATGGGGAAAGCAGGGGCGTATCTCAGCGAATACGCTTTGCTGGATGCACAGTTTTTCGGAATCCCCCAACGAAGAAGACGCGTTTTCCTCGTCACTTGCTGGGATTCTGCAACCGCCGCAAAGTGTCCCGACCCGCTATTACCTGTCTCCGAAAGCTTGCCAGGGTATTTTGAGAAGAGCAAACCGAAGAGGAAAAGTGCTTCCCGAACGCTTACAGAAAGCGTTGGAGATGAGGGCGCAATTGTTAATGCCATCGGAGCAAGCCTCTACCATCACGGATCAGTAGTCAATCAGGATGCTGATGCAGGTCATGTTGTAGTTGAAGAAGGTGAATGGTGGGATGGTCAGACGACTGCGGCAACTATTACCACAAAGTCAGCGGATCAAAGGATGCCCGACAAAGGCAATTTGCCAGTCGTTTTGCAGGCTTACACCTCTTCTTCATTCGCTGGATACGAGGAAGGTGTTGGAACTTTGCGTTCTAACGGTGGTGATCTTGGTGGTGGTAGTGAAACCTTGATCGCTGAACCTTATGTGAAGTCACGTCGAGCGCAATCTGCAACCGATGATGAGACTTGGGTGGAGGGTGAGGTTTCTCCAACTTTGAATGCGTTTGATATGGGGGATACTCGTACCACGACAGCAGTTATTTATGCAGATGTCATTGGGCCTTTGACCTCCAAAAGTGGATCTTCGCCGAGAGGAACAGAAACCACAGATTCGGCTCACGTCGTTGTTGAGCAAACCGTCTATGCGTTTGATTCCCTTTCGTCTAACTCTATGAAGTCGTCTAACCCGGATAGCGGTGTAAACGAAGTTGAGGTTGCTAAGACTTTGGATACTTGGAAACCTGATCCAAGCTTGAATCAAGGTGGCATTGCCATTGTTGAGGATGCAACTGTCCTGTTTGAGAACTCTTATCGTGATGGTGCGCGGATAGCCAATGATGGGGTTACTCAAACCTTGTCAGCAAAGATGGGTACAGGTGGGGGTAATACGCCGATGGTTGCTGTTCCTTTGGCTTTTGACACACAGTTTGGTTCTAATGCGAACGTCACGGAAGATATTTCACCGACCTTAAAGGCAAGCCAGCAGTCGCCTTCGGTTGCTTATTCAATTCGTGAGGATGCAAAGGCAAATACTTTCTCTGCTACCGAGTTGGATACGGCTAATGCGTTGACTGGTCTGCGGCCCAGCCCACAATCTCATCACGCACAAATGTTTATTACTGAGCCTGTGGTGTATGACGGCTACAATCAAAAACTTGACGACTCCGGGATTCACCGTTCGTTAAGGGTTGGTCGTGATAGCAGCGATTTCGTGGCACAGCCTGTTGATGAGCCAACTGTCTTTCAACCTGGAACGATGGTTCGTTTAGGTGGTGGTGTTTGGGAGGGTACTGTTCCTACTCTTCGAGCAGAGTCCAAGCGTGGAGATAACGAGCCTCACATTTTGGTCAACGAAGGGATGACAAGTCCAACATTGACGGCATATAACTTGGATTCACGCTCACCACAGTCCGAAGAACAACAACGGATCGTAAACGCAGTATATGAAACCGCAATGGCTGTACGTCGCCTTACGCCTTCAGAATGCGAGTTGTTAATGGGATGGCCGTTGGATCACACGCTTTACAAGGCTGATGGTTCTATCCAATCGGACACTCATCGCTATAAGCAGATTGGGAATGGAGTTGCTACCCCGGTAGCAAAGTGGGTCGCAAAACAAATATGGCAGGTGGAGCAGCTTTAACTCTGTTACACCCCTAGAGGAGAATATCGAGATATGAAAACAAAACTAAAACACAAACACGGTTCAGCGGAATGGCTTTGGGACAGGTTCAGAGGAGAAGATGGGGAAGCCGTTTTCGGTTACTCGGATTCGGCTGCTCTGATGGGAGTCAGCCCTTACAAGAGTCGCGCACAGTTATACATGGAGAAACTGACTTCGCCTGTTGTGGTGGAGGAGAGTTGGGCGATGCGTAAGGGCAACATTATGGAGCCTTTACTTGTTGAGGAAATGGGCTTACGGCTTGGTGTTTCCTTGATCACCCCGGAAGTGGTTTACACAGGTGGTCGATGGGTTGGTTCGCTTGACGCTGTTCCAGCTGCTTCGGTAGAACAACCTGAGTTCATTGGCGAAATCAAGGTGACTGGCAAGTACACGATCAATTCGGCTTCTGATTTACCTCAGGAGTGGGTTGCTCAAGGTCATATGCAGTCCAAGATCGTTGGCTGTCCTGTGTTCTTCGGTGTGTTTGACAAGCGACAAAACTTTTCGGTGATTGAGATGCCGTTTGACAATGGTTTGGCTGATGCGATTGATGCTGAAGCGGAACGTATTGGCAAAATGATTGACAATAAGGAACCGTTGTCTGATGATTTGATTCAGGATTTGAGTGCTGATGACATTGCTTCAATGTTCCCGGCGGCCAAAACCACGATTGAGTTGCCTGATGAGGCTGAAACCTTTTTGCAGTTGCTTGAAATTGGGCGTGAGATGAAGGCTCAGGGTGAGGCACAGGAAAAGCAGGCGAAGGATGCGTTGGCTCGACTGTTGATGGATAACGAGGTTGGGATTCTTCGTGGGCGACCTGTAGTTTCTTGGAAACAAATGGCTGGTCGTGAAAGTTTGGATACGAAAGCCTTGAAAGAGGCTCATCCTGATTTAGTTAAGCAATATATGAAACAAGGAAACCCATTCCGCACAATGCGGATGTTGAACGGAGGAAAAGATGAGTGAAGAGTTGAATAACCAATTGCTAAGGGCGGTACTTGAGGAGTATGCGTCACCTGATCCAAAGATCGTGGGGACTATCCCTCGTAACGGAGTCAATCTCAGTTACGTGTCTCACAGCGAAATCACACGCATTCTCATTTCTGTGGATGCGATGTGGTCGTGGGAACCGATTGAGTGGATCAATGGGCGGCCTGCCATTCACATTGAAAACGGTATGGCAACCATGTGGGGCAAAATGACCTTGCTCGGTAAGTCCATGATCTGTGTCGGTTCTGCTAGGGCAGACAAAGCTGACTATGAGAAGGAACTTATCGGCGACCTGTTAAGGAACGGTTCGATGCGTTATGGAATCGCACTCAATTTGTGGTCTAAGCAGGACAGCGGTAGTGGCGGTGTGAGCGTTCAGACGATCACTAAGTCGTTTCCGGGGGCAACCGTAGTAAATGCCCCTGTTCAGCCTCAACAGGCTTCTAATGCGTCTGTCGCGCGCCCTGCGGCCAAGCAAGCCTCAGCAGGTAACCCTGTTTCAGAAAAGCAGGTGTTCCTGATTAACAAACTGGCGAAAGACAATGCTATTACTGATGTTCCAGGGTTCGCCACAGGCATTGTGGGTCGAGTTGTAGCATCAGCCAAAGACATGAACAGTCGAGAGGCTTCACAGGTCATTGATGCGTTGATGAACCCTATGCCTGTTGCCGAAATTAGTTTTGCTGACGAAGAACCTTTTTGATCGGAAGGTAATTCGCAGTAAATGAGCCGGGGTTGGCGTTTGTCGGATTCGCCAGCCCTGGTTCTCTATTTTTCTTAGTGTGTTTAAGTCTTTTGAATTGGGGTATTCGTGAGTGTTGAGGCATTTTCTTGGGCGTTGAATCACGCTCCTTGTCAGTCTCCTACCCAAAAACTTGTGCTGTTGGCGTTGGCTAATCATGCTCGCCCTGATGGAACGGCAGCTTTTCCTTCGGTGAACACGATCCAGCGGTACACGTTGTTGTCTGAACGCGCTATCAGGTTGAAGTTGGTTGAGTTGGAGGAAATTGGGGTGATTAGCCGATGCGATCCTCGGATTGTTGCAGCTTATATTCCTCGACATGACCGCCGACCTCAGGGTTGGAATCTTGCTTTGGGGCTTCGTAACGAGGTGCAGGAGGAGCAGGTCGTTGAGGAACGGGGTGCATTTGACGACACGAACGGGGTGCAACTCATACCGAACGGGGTGCATTTGACGACAGAACGGGGTGCAGGAGATGCACCCAAACCATACATAACCATACAAGAACCGTACTTATTAAACACCTCTGAAGCCTCACGGCTTTGTCGTTTGCTTGGAGGATTAATTGCTGATAACGGAAGTAAGCACCCAAAGATCACAAACAAGTGGCTCGCTGACATGGATCGTCTGATGCGACTGGATGGCCGTACAGCAGATCAGGTGGAGGCTTGTATTCGGTGGTCGCAGGCGAACCCTTTTTGGAGGGCGAACATTTTGTCCCCGGCGAAACTGAGGGCGAAGTATGACACGATGCGTTTGCAGGCACAGAGAGAAAAACAGCAGAATGAGCCACGTGGATTTGACGGTATTCGAGACTTTTTGGAGGAGTCGTGAACAAACATGAAACAGCAGAGATTTTGGGTTATTTGGCTGCGGCTTTTCCTCAGGCAAAGGTCACGAAGCAGACGGCGATAGTTTTCCATGATGTTTTGAGCGGTTTGCCAGCCTCGGATGTGATGTTGGCGGCGAAAGAGTTGGTGAGGGAATGCGAGTTCTTTCCATCCCCGGCTCAGGTGTTGAACGCTGTTGGCCGTATGTCAGGGGCGGTTTCTCCAGCCCCAGGAGTGGCTTGGCAGGAGGTTTTAAGGCAGGTTGGGGATAAGGGGCAGAGAGGCGTTCCTGAGTTCTCTCATGCGACTACAACGGCTGTGGTGAAGGCTATTGGGTGGCGTGACATCTGTATGTCGGAGAATGTGGATGTTTTGCGCTCAAACTTCCTGAAAATGTATGACAGCATGGCCAAGTCGTTAGACAGAGAGGCTTTGAAAGAGCTGGTGTCCAAGGCGAACGATGCGTTGGAGCAGGGGAAAGCCACCCTCGAACTTGAAGCCTAAAAAGCCTCTGAAGCGCACACCTCTGAAGAGGTCACAGAAACCCATTAAACGCAAGCCTATTAAGCGACGTGTGAAAACTGATGGGGTTTTGGTGAAGTCGCGCAAGGTCGTTGCGGAAAGATGTCAAGGGGTATGCGAAGCCCGGCTAACCGTTTGTACTGGGCAGGCTGAAGCCGTGCATCATGTTTTACGTCGTTCGCAAGGTGGCGGCCATGATCCTTCAAACCTTTTGGCTTTGTGTACTGCTTGCCATCAGTATGTTCATGCGAACCCTGCTGAGGCGATGAGTAAAGGCTTGTTACGCAAACCTGAAAAGTAATCTTTAGACATGGAATCAGTTGTAACCCATTCAATGCACAACTACAGACAGGTCTATACCTTTGAAGTGTGGATGCGACCCTGGACTGTGAACGCTGAAAGGGCTGGCAACCGTTGGGAACGAGCCAAGAACACAAAAATGTGGAGAGAGCATTTCGCTGCCCTTAGCCCTAGTTGCCCATTGACTGACGCAACCGTTGAAGTCACCCTCGAATTAAAGGGGCGATTACAGGACACCGCAGCTTGTATGCCAGCAGTAAAAGCAGCGATTGACGGGATGGTTGATGCTAATTTGTTTCCTGATGACACAGGAGATCATGTAACAACGATCTCATTTCATGCGCCATCAAGACAAAAGGAAAACAAAATCATCATCAAAGTTGAAGGAGAACTTTTTTATGAAGGATAAAGAGAATCAAATGTTTCACCCGTCTTACGGATTGGGTGGATATAGAGAAGAACCAATGGAAGCAATCATTATTCCTATGTTTCGGCATAGTGACCCGGTGACAAGCAAAAAGGCAGCCAAAGGTGCATTAAAGCGTTCGCCATCTCAGCAAACAATTTTGTTGAAGGCTTATCGTGGTGGTCGAGGGCTAACAGATGAGGAAGCAGGTGTCATCACAGGGCTTGCTTTGAAGCCTCGTTGTTGCTACTGGAAACGCTGTTCAGAATTACGCTCAATGGGCTTTATTGTGCCTACGGGCGATTTCGCTAAGTCTTCTGCTGGGGAATTGCAAAGAATCTGCAAAATGACCCTTAAAGGCGAACAACACTTGGAGTCGCTAGAGGCGTAACACTACCCCCCTATAATCGGCCCAACGAGGTCGGAGGGGTTATGGAACCACAAATTGTCATTAACGATGATGCCATTCAGCACGAAAGCGAGCAAGACGATTTAGAGAAATGTCGTTTGCTCACACAGATGATGCGAGAACACCAGCAGTCAGTTGTTCGCTTAGGTAAACAACGTCGCAAGGTGGTTCGCCGTTTGCGCGAGAAACGAGTTCCCTATCGTCAGATCGCTGATGCGTGTGGTGTCACGGATCAAGCTTTATTCGCTGACCTACGAAAGCACCCCGAAGAATGAGAAACGGCCCAATCACGCAAGGACAGATAGAAGAAGAGATCATGCGTCTTCTTGCCAACCTGGAATCGGATACCGAAGAGTTTGAAGTTCTTGCTCAAAGGGCAGCCGAAACTGAGGCAACACATAAGGCGATGTGGGCGAAGGCATATCTTTCTGCTGAGGGTTCTATTCGTAACCGGGAAGCAGTTGCAGATTTGGCTATGTCAGACAATATGTATCAGTTCAAAATTGCTGAGGCTTTGGTCAAGGCAAAACGAGAGAAATTGCTGTCGCTTCGCACGTCGGTGGATGCGTTGAGAACCCTAAACGCCAATGTTCGAGCGCAAATCTAGGGATAGTTGACTTAGGGATAGTTTTGCCCCTATACTCGTTTTGTCAGGCAGGGAGTCTGATAACGAAAGGGGAAATATGAGCCAAGCATGGTCAATGGACAAAAAAGCATTGGAAGCAATGATCAATGCAGTTCCAAAAAAACCAAAGCAACCAGTAGGTCACGAAAGTCGCTGCCCTTGCTACAAATGTGAGGAGTGGGCTAACAACCTAATTGATTGGGAACAAGAGAAATTGTTTTCAGAAGGGAGTCGTTGGTAATGGAAGCAAAAGAACTTTTACGAGAGGGCAGGGAATTAGATCCCAAAATCCTTCTCACGCAAATGGGTCACATGAATGTGTTTGCAATTAGTGGTGGTCGTGGATCTGTGATCAATTACACGGACAGCGAAGGCGAAACATATCCAATTGGTGTTTCGTTTCCAGTTGCAAAAAATCGTTCAGTAGAAGTGACGCTTGATTGGACTGACCTATATTTGGTTCGCCGCATTAGGAAAGTTGTATCAGGTCAAGCAAAAGGTAGTGAAGTTGTAGAGGAAGAACACTTCGGTGTTTTCTGTGATGTGGTAGGCGATGTTGCTTACTTTGCTAGTTGCTGGAAATAAACCTAAAACAAGGGAGAAATTATGGAAACGCTTACAGAATGCTGTAAAGCAACAACAACGTATATGGATGATGGCAATGGGGGTTGGGTTCTCTGTTGTAAATGGTGTGGACACGAAATAGAGGAGACAATATGACCGAAGAAGAAGAACAACAAATGGCTTTCATGGCCGTACTCGAAGAGTTCGCACAAAATGTTTGTGAACCTGACTGCAACTGTGACGATCACTAATGCAGTACCACCTAAAGTTCCGACACTTCAAACCTGAAACATTGACCATGACAAAGGTGATGTTGAAGGACTGGTCAGCCTGCAACGATTCCCGGAAATGGATAAAAATGCAGGAATGGACTCAGAAAGCCTCTAATGCGTATGGAATCCCCATGCCTGTCATCGTGGAGGACACCGCAGCTGGAAGCGGTTTTTATCGTTTGGCGAGCAACACCATCCATATGAGCAAGCCCTCGGTCGTGACCGTGATCCACGAGTTCCGTCATGCGCTCCAACGGCACAACAAGGCTAAAGGCTTCTCGAACCTGGAAACCGACGTAGAACCTGACGCTAGGGCTTGGTCGCTTTCCCTTTATTACAAGGTCGCCCCAAGGTCTTTCAGGAGGCTGGTTGAGGAAGGCAAGATCTTTCACATAGAAATGGCTGACTTGACTTAGGGATAGTTTCGCCCCTATACTTCATATGTAAGGCAAGGGAGTCTTACAGAAAGGAATGAGATGCCGACAATCTCACCAGCAAGACCACTTACCCAAGTGGATCGTGACCGAGAGGCTTATCACCTCAGAGTGAACCAACAGGAGTCTTGGGCATTCATTGTCCAACTGCTCAACTTCAACAACGAGTCAACAGCCCGGCTTTCTGCTTCACGACATGCGAGAGTGAACAACTTGCCACCGTTGACTGCACCAAACCCTCGCCGTTCACAAGCAGGTCGTTTGGCCGCGCAACAAAGGTTCAATCCACCGAGCGCAGTTCAACGGATTTTGAACCAACGACTTCCACAAGTCCAAGTTCTTGCAATGCGTACCTTCGGTGTGGAAATTGAATATGTAAACATGGATCGCCGAGTCGTTGCCAACAAAGTTGCCGAGGCTCTCGGTGTCCAACACATTCATGTGCTTCCTTATCACGGAACGATTTGCGAAACTTGCCAAAGCCGTGTGCGTGGTTACACGGAATGGAAAGTTGAACGAGATGGTTCGGTTTCGTCAGGTGGCGAAGTGATCTCACCAATTCTTCAAGGTGAAGATGGTTTCGTGCAGATCAAGAAAGTGATGAAAGCGATCAAAGAGGTTGGCGGTTCGGTCAGCACGAGTTGCGGTTTGCATGTTCACCTCGGTGTTCGTGACATGACCAAAGAGCAAAGAGCCGAACTGGTCGGTCGATGGTACGCAAACGAAACAATGAT